CGTCTTGTGGCAGCGCAGCGACATCGGAAAGGACATCAATCCCAGCGAGCTGGAACACCGCATCCGGGCAGCCGGGGCAAAGCGGGCAGTGATCCGCTCCCCGGCATTCACGGTGGTCTCGACCACAGAGGCAGCACAGCCCGGAACCGTCAACCTCGTATACGGAGGGCTGGAAGATGACTGATCTCTACAACGGCCAGATCACCGACCTGCTCAACAATGCCTACAGGTACGACCCGGAGGTGATCGCTTTCTCCTACGCCATATTGCAGGAGAAGCGGCGCATCATGCAGGAGCTGGCCCAGACCCGGACCATGTCCGTCATTGATGACCTGCCGGAGAGTATTCTGGACGTTCTGGCCGTGGAACTCCGCACACCTTACTACGTCGACAGTCTGAGCGTCGATGCCAAGCGGGAAATCATCAAAAAGAGTTTCCTGTGGGCAGCGAGAGCCGGAACCGTGTCAGCGGTCGAGGAATTGATTCAGGCAGTCTTCGGAGAGGGCGACGTGGTCGAGTGGCCGGACTTCACCGAGGAACCGAGGGAGCCTGGCACGTTCGACATTGTGACCAGCGGCCAGTTGACCCCGGATGCCGCCACCTTTTTCACGCGGGTGGTCAAGCGGGTAAAGAACGTCCGCTCCCACATCCGCAGAATCCTGATCGAGCGGCACGAGAAGATGCAGATGTACGCTGCAGCCGGGTCTCTTTCGGAACCGCACCGCCCGGTGCTGAACCATCACAAGGCCATGGCCAGCGGCAGCCTTCAGGAATTGACGGCAGCAGCCATCACCGCTGCACCGTCCGCAGCGATCACCAACCACCCGCAGGGCAGAACCGGGAACGCAGATCTCGTGGAGACCTCCGCTGCAGCAATGGCAGCGGCCCCGGCAGCCCATATCTACAACCACACCCCAGCCCGCACCACAGCGGCGCAGGGTGCAGTATTTATCCCCGCTGGCGGCTTTTCGGCTCCCAGCACAAACATCCTGAACCACGCTGCATCCCGGCAGCGGGGCAACGCAGCAGCGCAGACCGTCACCTCGGCTTTTTTTGTTGAGAGCCGCACAGTTCGGATTCTCAACAATTTCAACAATGTCGAGTTGAAAGCCCTCGCTGCGCAGAGTGCCCCGGCAGCCGCCGCAGCCAATTCACACACCATCATTCTTTGACAGGAGGTACCACAATGGCCGGAATTTTCAAGGAATCCGTTTTGACGAAAAAGGGCATCGCCCTTCTCGCCAAGGCACAGGCCGGACGCTGCACCATCAAACTGACCAAAGCGGCAGCAGGTGACGGCAGCTACACGAGCGGTGAGGATCTCACCACCCGCACCGCCCTCAAGTCGCAGAAGCAGACCTTCCCCCTGACAACGACCACCGTACAGAATGCCACCAACGTCTTTGTGAAGTTCATCATGTCGAACCATCAGGACAGCGGCGACCTGAAGAACGGCTACTACGTCAAGGAGATCGGCATCTTCGCCACCGACCCGGATGAGGGCGAGATCCTCTATGCACTCGCCATCGCAGAAACGGACCAGTGGGACTATATGCCCGCTTTCAACGACCTGCTGCCGTCCACGATCACCATCGACTTCTTGCTGGAGGTCAGCAACGCCACGGACGTCACGATCCAGATGCCGAACAAGCAGTACGCCTATGATGACACCACCGGCAAGAAGTACATCATCGGCATCGACAACGGCCTTATTTATTTTCAGGAGGTAACGGAATAATGGCAGGAGAAAAAGTCTATATCGCCGACAAGGAAACGCTGGACAAGATCTACAATATTCTGGCGGTCGATCCGATCTACGGCTTCATCGAACACATGAACATTCTCAGCCCGACGCAGCGCATCGAGTACATCGGCCTGAATAAGAACTTCACCCCTGTGAGCCGCAACACCAACGGCAGCATCTCCCTGAACGACTGGGCTGGCTTTGAGATTCTGGAAGCAAACAAGCCCTACATGGTCCGTTCGGACGGCACCCCGGACTACCGCCTTCAGGACAACGACTACTCCAAGAAGTACAGCGACGGCTCCGCTTCGGACGTGGCCAACACCTCCTACGACGGCGGCGCATTCAGCTGGCTCCAGAAGATCTACAAGAACGAGACCGTCGTCGGCGATGACCGCATCGTGAAGTTCAGTCTGACCAAGCGGGAGGGTTACGAGCCTGTCGGTTTCATCGACCCGGACAACAAGGAGCTGGAGGGCGTATGGCTGCCCATGTTCTACGGCTCCATCGTCGAGGACAAGATGCGCTCCCTGTCCGGCCTCCAGCCCGACTACAACAAGACCACAGCCGCCCAGAAAACCGCCATCGATGCGGTCGGCAACCGTGCCAAGTTCCTCGGCGGCGCAATCGTCGAGACCATCGCGGACCTGCTGCTCATGTTCGGCAAGAACTCCAACATTCAGGACGTGTTCGGATACGGCAACTGCTCCGGCTACGACCAGAGCCTGACCCCGACCATGGGTGTCAAGCAGAACGCCGTGGTGGGCGGTGGCCAGTTCTACGCCACCACCGACCAGAAGAGCCTGAATAAGATCTTCCACTCCATCGTGCTGGGCAGCTACCAGCAGTGGATGCGCGATCCGTACACCCTGCTGGTGAACGGCGACTACAAGGTCAGCAAGAACTACACCTACGACGTGACCGGGGCGACCTACCACAACACCGGCATCGTCCTGCCGACCACCGATCAGGACAAGTGGGACTACCCCTCCCACTACACCGTGGTGCCCGGTTTCGGAGCCGTGGCAATCGAGCCGTTCAACGGCAGTACCGTCCTCGGCGGCTGCGACGGTGTCTATTACCATGCCGAAGGCACAAAGGTGGGCCTACGGTTCGGTCGTTGCTCCACTGGCACCTCTACGGGGCCTCGGTGCTTCTATCTGACCTCTGACGCTGGCAACGCGGCCTGGAGCATCGGCTCGGCCATTCTCCTTTTACCACCTGTAGGCGTGGCGGTGTAAACCGCCCCGCAGGGGGGTCTGGGGGTGCGCGCAGCGCAACTCCCCCAGTGGAGCCAAAACAACTTATTCATTTTTGAAAAATAAATAAGGGGAGTGCGGCGGCGTCACCTTCGGTGGGCCTACGGTTCGGTAATTGCAACAATGGCACCAATACGGGGCCTCGGTGCATCAATCTGAACAATGACGCTGGCAACGCGAACTGGAACATCGGCTCGGCCTGATTCTATCTGCAATCTACATCCTACGCCAAAGCCGCCGCACTCTGCATTTTATGCACTGCGCCATGATGGGCGCAGCCTACACCGCTGACCGCTGAAATGCGGCTTACTCGCCATAATTGGAAAGATGAGTGGAAATAGGTCCGATACAGGGCACCCGGTAAAGCGGTCGCACCTGCCGGGTGCAGGAGATAGAAGAAAGAATATCTTATAGGCGTACAAGTTGAAAGAGTACAAGTATCTGTATCAAGCAATGCTTTCGGAGAAAACAATCCGCAAGGCATACAAGAACCTTCGGAAAGGCAAAACACGCCGAGCGGAGGTAAAGTATATCGATGCCCATCTGGACGATGAAGTTCAGAAGATGCACGATATGATTTTGAACACCAAACCCGATGGAATAGAAGTCCAGAACCCGAAACTCGGATTCAAGCCCCATAAGCACACCCCGAAGATCATCTACGAACACGGTAAGGTTCGGAAGATCTTTGAGCCGGAGATCCACGAACAATGGCTGCACCACATCATCGTGCTGGTGTTGGAGCCGATCATCACCGGCACCGCATACAAGTACAGCTGCGGCAGCTTCCCGAAACGCGGCGCACATTACGCCAAGCGGAGGATTGAGAAGTGGCTCCGTTCAGACCCGAAAGGGACCCGGAACTTCCTGAAAGTTGACATCCGGCATTTTTACGACAGCATCCGGCTGGACGTTTTGATGCGGGAGCTTGCAATCAGGATCAAGGATGAATGGTTTCTCCACGTCATCTGGCTGTGCCTCCGGGAGTTCAAAAAGGGCATCCCGCTGGGGTTCTACATTTCGCAATGGCTGGCCAACTACCTGCTGGAGCCGCTCGACAAGTTGATAACCGAGACCCTCGGCCTCGACAAGCTCGTGCGGTACATGGACGACGTGACAATTTACGCAGCGGCCAAGAAAGCCCTGCACAATGCCGATGTTCAGATCCGAAAGATGCTGGGGCAGCGGTTCCGTTTGAAGCTGAAGAAGAACAGGCAGGTCTGCAAGTTCTTCTATCAGGGCAAGCGGAAAGCAATGGGCCGACCTCTGGATTTTATGGGCTTTGTATTTTACCGGGACAAGACCATCATTCGCAAGCGGATCATGCTCAAGGCCACACAGACGGCCCGGCACCTCCACAAGGCGAAAGAGGCAGGGCGTAGCTACTGCCGCCACAACATCGCAGCCATGCTGAGCTACATGGGCTGGTTTTCCTGCACCGACACCTACGAGTGCTTCAAGCGCAGGATCAAACCGAACGTGAAGATCGGCAAGCTCAAAGAAATCATCTCAAAATTAGATCGGAGGAAAAAGAACCATGAAACCTTGGGTACCCGAAGTATGCTCCAGTCAGCCTGAAAAACTCCAGATCATCGGCCCGGAGACCTACATCCAGCGGCGCAACATCACCGCCGTGGAGCATCCCGAACAGGACGGCACTCCGGCCTACACCGACTACAAGTGCGAGAGCCGGGAGATCACGTTCTCCGAGTATCAGATGCTGGCATCGATCACCGAGATCGACACCAGCAAGGCCATTGACGACTACACCATGCAGCTGATCGAACAGGGGGTTTTGTAATTATGACTACTACTACTTTAGTTGAGAGCCTGTCCCGTCTCTATGAACACGGTCGCCTGACCAAGGCTGGCATCGCAGCCCGCGTCAAAAAGGGTACCATCACCGAGGACGACTACAAAACCATCACTGGCGAGGATTACAAGGATGCCTAACTCCTCTGGCGGGCTGGAACTCATCGACTTTTTAGTCGATGCCGTGGCGACCCTTCTCCGCATCGCCAAGGCGCAGAACGAACAGCTTCAGCAGTTGGGTGCCGTTGCAGCCGAGGAAGAATCTCTGCACGACATCGAGTGCGCCTGTTCTGCCGTTCTGCCCAGTCCGGCCAGAGGGGAGGTGGAGGAAGATGTACATTGACCTCGACACCGTAATCAGGGCCGCATCGGTGATCTCGTCCATCGGCGTGATCATCGGTGTGATCGTGGCCGTCTACAAGGTCTTTCAGATCAACCGCAAGCAGAGCGACTTCATCAAGTCCATCGAGGACGAGCAAACACTGCTCTGCTACGGCCTGAAGGGTGCCCTGCAGGGCTTGATCGAGCAGGGCTGCAATGGCCCGTGCAAGGATGCACTCGACAAGCTGGAGAAGCACCTGAACAAAAAGGCTCACGAAACGAACGACATCTAACAGGAGGAAAGCTATGAATATCACCGAAATCGCAACCGCCATTCTTCCCAGCGTCATGGAGATCATCGGCACCATTGCCATGTTCATGGCTGCCAAGATCGGCATTCCTTGGCTCCGCGAGCAGCGCATCTTCTCGCTGGTCCGCAAGCTGGTCAAGGGCGCAGAGAAAGCCGCAGAAGCTGGCAAGATTCCCAAGACCGACAAGCACGCTCTGGTCATCAAGTTGCTCAAGATGAAGAACATCGAGGTCACGCCCTTCTTGGACGCTTTCATCGATGCCGCCATCAAGGAGATGGACGAGGTGGCCGAGAACATCGCCGACGAGATCACCAAAGACTAACACATTCAGACCTTCCCCGGTTGGTGCAGCAGCCCGCCGGGGAGAAAGGAGGTCGCTCCCATGAGCAACAGTTCTCTGATCTCCTACACCAAGATCAGCCCGAACAGGACAAGCCCCCGCAAGAAGCCCATCCGCAAGATCACCATCCACCACATGGCTGGCAATCTGACCGTGGAGCAGTGCGGCGCAGTTTTCGCCCCGACCAGCCGCAGGGCGAGTTCCAACTACGGCATCGGCACCGATGGCCGCATCGGGATGTACGTCGAAGAAAAGGACCGGGCATGGACCTCCAGCAGCCCGGACAATGACAATCAGGCCGTCACCATCGAGGTGGCAAACAACACCCTCGGCCCGAACTGG